AAGGGGGGGTCTTTTTAAAAAGGTACTAAGTAGGGGGTACTTATATTTGAAGGGGGGGTACCTCTTTAATAAAACACCTCCCCCCAAGTTTACATTGTAACGAAGTGTTCGCAGTGCTATAAAAATAGTTCAGCAAGAATCTATTGATTAGTACGACTGCCAAAGGACAAAAGTTGCAATATTACCCAAATTGACAATAACTCAATACAAATGTGAATATCTTTTCTATTCTATATCTGAACTTTTTAATGTAGCTTTGTACTATAACTTTAAAACTTAAAAAATGGATAAGACTAAAGCACAAATGATTCATCACAAGATTGATTCTTTAGGTGAAGGTATGGCAAGAAGAATGATGGAAATCTACAATGAACTTGCTAATCTTAGGTTTGTTATGACTACTGTAGTTAGTCAACACAAAGACAACATGGCTGAGATAAATGAAGAGGATATTCTAGAGGAATTAAAAGATTACTATTTGGTATCTGATGAGATAGCTATTCATGTACCAACAGAAACTTTTGTAAAGTTTAATTTGATTACTAGAGTATATGAACTTGAAAATGTAACTGAAGAGGGTAAATTTTCGTTTAAGTTCAAAGGTATTGTTATTGATGAGGATCTTCAGAGGGATCATACTTTTGAAGCTTCTAATGAGCAGCATGCCTGGCAGCTACTAAGAGAAGTGATGATTAATAATGCAAAGAATCAATCGGCTTAATACTTTATTTTTTGGCAGTGACTTAGAGTATTTACTTTTAGTCAAGGAAAGAGTATTAGATACATTGGATAAAAAAACAATAGAGTATTCATACACCTATTCTATAGAAGTTAATGAACATGGATGGTACTTAAATATAAACATTTATCACAATGCCCAAGGAGATGCAGCCGAAGATATATGAGTTTACTGACCTTAAAAAGGCATTGAACTACTATAGAGTAATGCAAGAGAAGCTCAGTAACTATAGTAATAATTATAGTAGGATATGGTATGAGGTTACTTTGCAAAGCTCAAATCTAACTGGTGTGCATCTTGTTACTCTTCATATTGGTGTTCAAAAAAATATAGATGAGCTTTAATGGAATTAAAATGCTTAGAGTTTTTGTACAAGGAAGAACCTGTTTATGATGAGGAAGGAACTCCTGTAGATATTAAGCAAGTACCAATAAAGCTAGGATTTATAACAAAGATGCAAGTAGAGCTAGAAGATATACTAGCATTTAAAGAACACTATAATGAAAAAGGAATATTATATAAAGAAAGGTGCTTGATCCACCATAGGACTTTAGGTAATATAGTGGTCAAGCACAGTTTTTTAGAACTAAAAAGATTAAAAGAAAAATCTAACTTTGTAATAAAAGGATTTTATGGTAAACAATAAACAAAAGATTGAAACACTAGAGCAGATTATTACAGAATATGAGCTTAAGTTAGAAATACTTAAACAAGAGCTTAGGTATTTAAAATTGAATCAAGAAAACAAAAAAGGCTTACCTGCTACTTGGACAGTCACTGATACTAAAGAATACTAATATGGGAAAGACATATACTAATATGAAAGGAAAACCTGATGAGGTAGTAATAGACGAAAGGTTTAATACTAACAACATCTGTGTTATTAATGGCACTTACTGTTTAAAAGGGTGTAACTTTATTGAAACAGAAATATGCACAAAGCATGAGTTAAGGAAGCAACAATTAAAAGAAGAGAAGAATAATGGTTCATGAGTTTCATAATCCTATTCCTGTAGTAGTAGAGGAAAACAAAGATGGCTATGCTATCTATGTTAGGGATTCTGGTACTTTTGAAAATGATGTTTGGTGTGTAGTGCACTGTGATACTGGAATAGTAAGGCACTACTTAACTGACCAAATAAAAATATATGCCAATGCTACATTTGGTATTAAAAAAGAAAAGCTATGATTAAAAAGTTTAACATACCTGTTAAAGAAAAAGTTCAAGTGTTCCAAGTATGGCTAGGAGCTATTAACTGGACACTAGGAGTTAATCAGCTGACTGATTCTGAACTAGAGATATTTTCTTATCTACTATATTACAATGATAAGTACAAGTCTATTACAGAGCATGATGTTAGAATGGACTTACTATTCTCTACTACTATTAAGAATAAAATTAAGCAGGAGTTTAATATAGTTACTCATAAGCTAGAAACTTACCTTAACAAGCTTAGGAATAAAGGATTTATTGTTGGCAATAGTGTACCAGAGAGATTCTTAGTTTACCCAGAAAATTCTATAGAGGTAACCTTTACTTGTTTTCTAGAAGTAGATAAACCTGCTCCTAAACCTAAAGAACAAGAACTACCTGTAGAGCAACTACCAGTAGAGATGCCAGTAAATACTGAAGTACCTGAAATTACTCAAGTCACTCAAGTCACTCAAGTTGAACAGATAGATGAATATGATGATTTAGATGAAGTGTCTAATGAGCCTATGGACTTTAGAGATCCATTTGATAAGTATTTTGATGATGAAGATACTCCTGCAGAAACATGGATGTAACTCTAGAAAAAATAATAACCCTCAAAGCCAAAGAGCTGAATATCTCTAAGTCACAAGCTATAGAGATATTTAACTCTATACCTAGGTTTGTAGTTAAGATAATGAAGGAAGGAAATCCTTTAGATCTTGATTCCTATAAATCAATTTACATTAAGGACTTAGGTATAATATATCCTAGACTAGACATAGCTAAGAATATTAAAAGGAGTATTGAGAATAATCTAAACAAAGAAGCAAATGAAGATATTTAATCTTGCTAATAATAAAGTAGTTTTTGAAGCAGAGCTATTATTGGTACCAGAGTTTAAAGCACTATGGGAAGCAGATAAAAGCAAAACCAAAGACTTAGTATTTAAGCAGTTTGCTTATATATATTTTATGATAGACTCTGGTAGTCCTTATAGTAATTTTCCAGAATATAAAAGGAAGGAGTTTATAGGTAAGGATATTTTTAAGGGAGAAATAAAAGAAACTCCTTCACTAAAGGCTGCTATGGATAAGTACATAGAAATGTCAGAAAGCCCTACACAAAGGTTACTAACTAGTGTTAAGGGTAAGATAGATGATGTGGCAAACTTTTTGAAGAACACAGACATTACTGAAGATTCTCTAGCACCAGTACTTAAAGCTATTGAAAGTACATCAAAACTTGTATCACAATTATCTACTCTAGAAGATGCTGTAAATAAAGAAAAAGCTACAGATGCTACTAGAAGAGCTGGAGAAAAAAGAACTAGAAAATATGAGGATTAGTATTCCACCAAAGTATTTTCAGGAAGCATCTTATAGTTTTCAAGACCATGGGGTATATACTCAATACCCTATAGGCACTTATCAGTTTGATGAGTTTTGGGAAGAAGAAACTAGAAAATGTAAAGAAGGGATTACCCATGGAGAATTGTACATTCCAGGGGCATATTATTTTTATTTGAACTATACACAAATTGAACTTAAGAATACTAAGACTGGTAGAAAAAACAAAGGCTTTCCTATTTTTACAGATGTTGACTTAGAGTATTTTACTTTTATTGAAAAAGCTAGAAAACAACAGAAAGGTATAGTATTAGTAAAACCACGAAGGATTGGTTTTTCATATAAGTCAGCAGCTATTATTGCACATGAGTTTAGTTTTTTTAGAGATGCTAAGTGTATTATAGGTGCTTTTCAATCAGAGCTTTCTGAGAATACTATGAGGATGTCATTAGATGACCTTAACTTTCTGGACTTACATACAGAGTGGGGTAAAGAAAGAAATCCTAACACCAAAGACTTTGTTAAAGCTAGATATAAAAAGACAGTAGATGGGGTAACAGCTTGGTCAGGGTATATGTCTGAGATACACTCTTTTACTTTTAAAGATAACCCCTTTGCTGCTATTGGTAAATCTAGTAACCTTTTCTTATTTGAGGAAGCTGGTAAATGGCCAGGGTTACTTCAGTCTTATAATATATCTGAACCTTGTTGGAAAGATGGTGATGACCTTATTGGTGTTCCTATTATTCAAGGAACTGGTGGTGATATGGAAGGTGGTACACAGGAATTTGCTGAAATGTTTTTTCATCCTGAAAAGTACAACTTCTTATCTTTTGATAATATATGGGATGAAGATTCTATAGGTACAAAATGTGGCTTTTTTATACCAGCTACCAGAATGAGATTTGGTACTTATAAAGATGCTTATAAAGAACATCCTGAATGGAAGGATAAATCTATGATAGATGACTATGGTAATTCTCTTGAAGATATTGCTAGGCAGTCTATTTTAGATTTAAGAAAAAGAGCAGAACAAGGTGCAGACCAGCAAGCTAAAATTGACTCTGTTACACAGTTTCCATTATCTCCTAAAGAAGCTTTTTTACAAAGTCATTCTTTTTTCTTTCCTATTGTAGATTTAAAAGGAGTTTTATCTAAGATGGATGATTCCATTGAATTAGATAAACACAGTATAGGTATGCTGAATTTTGAAGAAGGTGAGCTTAAATGGAAAGATGTCCAAAATGGTACTCCTTTCAGAGAGTACCCTGTACAAAAACCAGAATATGGGTTAATTGAAATATATGAAACACCTAGACTATCAGATGATGGAGATAACATAGGTAGGTATATTGCTGGTATTGACCCTTATAGATATGATACATCTAGTACAGATTCAGTAGGTTCTATATTTATGTTTGATAGGCTAACTAGAAGGATAGTTGCTGAATATACTGGTAGGCCAGAAACTACTGACCAGTTTTATGAAACATGTAGAAAGCTGATTATTTACTATCAAGCTACTGCTATGTATGAAGCTAACATTACTGGTATGTACACATATTTTGAAAAGAAAAAAGCTTTACAGTTTTTAGCAGATACTCCATATAACCTTAGAGATAGAAATACTTGGAGGCCCAATACCAATACTTCTAAAGGAATTATTATGAGTAAAGGGGTTAAAGAAAGGGGTATGGAATATCTAAAATCTTGGATAGATGAAAATATTTCTGAAGAAAGCGAAGAAAAAAATCTAACAAAAATAAGATCTATTGGTCTACTAAAAGAGCTTATAGCTTGGAATCCAAACCCTAGAGCTAACTTTGACCGTGTGTCAGCTATGCTTATGGTTATGTGGTATGATGTAACTTTACAAGAATTTACTCGTATATCTATAGAACAATCACCTCAAAAGAAAAAAACTGCTTCTTATTTTGATAAATACAAACAAAAAAGAAATGATCAAGATATATGGATGAAGCACTTTAATAACATACAAGAAGAATAATATGTACAATAGAATGTTTACTGCTCCTAGTCAATTAGTAACTGATTCAGTTAAGAAGACTAAAAAATGGCAACAAGACACAATAGATTCTTTTGAAGCTTTAGTGCTTTTTGAGAATAGACAAATTAAAAACTCTTACTACAATAAAGTAACAAACTACAATCTAAAAAGAGGCATTCTCAATATGAATGATGTTGAGAAAGTAGTTGACCCTTATGGATTAGGTCTAGGTACTTTTCCTGGCAGAATGGAGCATAAAGGAGTGGGTAACTCCAAGATTGACTTGCTGGTAGGAGAGCACATGAAAAGAAAGTTTGACTTTAGAGTTATAAGGTCATCTTCAGATCAGCAAGGTATTAGAGAAGTAGAAGAAAATAAGTTACAAGAGTATCAGAAGTTTTTTGTAGAGGAAGTCCAGAATGCTAATTTTGATGAAGCTCAAGCTGAAAGAAGGCTAAAACAATTAGATGAATACACAAACTCTTCATTTTTTGATGTAGCCGAAAGAGGAGCTAACAAGCTTCTTAAATATTTATACAAGTACTATTATGTAAAAGACCTAGTATTTGACCCTGCTTTTGAAGATGCACTTATTGCTGCTGAGCAATACTGTTTTATTGAAGAAATGGGTGGAGAGCTAGCTATTAGAAAAGGAGATCCTACTAGGATTTTTACAATTATGAATGGCCATGCTACAAATGAATCTGGTTTAGAGGCATTAGTAGAAGTTACTTATCATACTATATCTTCTTTAGTAGATTTATTCCATGACTTTTTAACTAAAGACCAGCTTAAGGAATTAGAGGATTATAGAGGATATAACTCAGGCCCCACTCCTTATTTTAATTATCCTATGTATGGCCATGTAGGAGAACTAGCTATTCCTTCTGATTCTGCTACTGCTAGAGTTCAGGAGATTATGCCATTAGGGGATTTAGATTTACCTATGTTTTCTAGCTACTTTGATGCTAGAGGTAACATCAGGTTACTACATTGTATTTGGAGATCTAAGAGAAAAGTAAAGCTTGTTAAGTCCCTAGATGAAAATGGTATAGAACTACTTAAGTATGAGCATCAAAAATATACTATTGATGAGCTTAATGGAGAAACACTAGAAAGAGAAGAATGGATTAATGAGTGGTGGAGAGGTTATAAAATTGGTGCTAATATCTATATTAAAGCTGAGCCTATTCCATATTTAGGTAATTCACTAGATAACATTTCTAGACAAGAGCCTCCTGTAGTATTACAGTTCTACAATACCAATTCATCTAGAGCACAGTCTTTAATGGATATTATCAAGCCTTATGATTACTTGTATAATATCTTTGATTATAAAAGACAAGTTTTAATAAATTTAATGCTACCAGATATTGTGCAGTTTCCTACTAGCATGATTCCTGATAACATGACTTTACATGAGTTTTTGAACTATGTAACCTCTACTGCATTTATGCCTATGGATCCTACAGCAGAGATAATGACCCCTAAAGGTCTGCAAGCTGCAGGAACTTATAATACTATTACTCCTAATAGATTATCTTCTAATCAAAGTGGGCCTATTAGTGTACTTAATAATGTACTGCAAGATATCATCAGAACTATGGATATAGTATCTGGTGTTACTCAACAAAGACAAGGTGCTATTTCTAGTACAGAGCTAGTAGGTAATGTAGAAAGAGCAGTTAGTCAGTCTTCACTTACTACTGAAAGATGGTTTTGTAAAAATGAATTCTTCAAGGAAAGGTGTTTAAAAAGAATACTAGATATTGGTATTCATGTATTAAGAAAAAATCCTAAGAAGCTTTCATATTTAATGGATGACTTTACTAAAGAGATAATGACTGATGATGAGATTAATGGAATCTTATTAGCAGACTTTGACCTTATGGTATCTAGGTCTTCAGATGATGCTATGTTACTACAAATGATTGAGCAAAACTTTAGTCAAGCTGTAGCTGCTGGTACTGCTGATATGGGTGATCTTATTAGTGTGTTTAAAACTGAAAGTGTCCAAGATGCAGCTAGAATCTTAAAGAAAAAAAGAGAAGAGCAACAAGCTAGACAAGAGCAGCAACAACAAGAAGTTAATAAAATCAAGCAACAGGAGATTCAACAAAAAGCTCAAGCTCACCAAGAACTTATGGCTCTAGAAATGAAAAAACTAGAACTTGATAAATATAGGTATGACTTAGATGCTCAAACTAGATTGCAAATAGCTACTATCAATACTTATGCAAGAAGAGAAGAAATAGACTTGAATAACAACCAGATTCCAGATCCTATAGAATTAGAAAAGGTTTATCAGAGAGATAGAGAAGCTGAAGCTAAAAAAATGGATAAAGAATTGGAAGTAACTACTAAGTTTAACATTGAACAACAAAAGCTAGCTCTAGAAAGAGAAAAGCTACAAAATGCTAGAGAGATAGAAAGGCTAAAATCTGAAACTGCTAAAGAAGTAGAAAGAATGAAACTTAGAAATCCTGTAGCAGGAGAAAGAATTAAAAAATAAAAACAAAAACAAAAACAAAAATTATGGATGATATTATTAAAGAATTAGCAGGACTTAAATTATCAAAAAGTGCACCAGAAGCATTTATTGCTAAGTTGTTTCAGTCTAGGGATATTGCTCATTTAGCTCATTTATCTACTAAGAGCTATGCAGAACACATGGCATTAAATTCATATTACGATGGACTGCTAGATTTTATTGATGGATTTGTAGAGGCATATCAAGGACTTTATGGAATTGTAAAGCTTGAGATACCTAGTTCTACAAATGAAAACCCTATTAAACACCTAGAAACTCTTCATAAGTTTATTGACGAAAATAAGAAGGTTTTCACTGACTCTGCTCTGTTAAATCAGATAGATGAGGTAAAAACTTTAATTCAGTCAACCCTTTATAAACTGAAGAACCTTTCATAAGTCTATATAATCTATATATAAATGCTATATACCCTGTGCCTATGGTATCAATTTATACTGGATTATTGCAACTTATATTTAAATTTGTATGTATTAACTAACAACTATTAACATGGCATTAGATCTATTTAATTCGTTAAAAGTAGAGGAACAGCCTCTAATGAGCTTATCAGAAGTAGAAACTACTTCTGGTACTTCTACTATGTCTTCAGATGAAGATGATTCTGGGACAGGTGATTCCAGCCAGGCAACTCCTAAGTCAGGAGATTTGATGCCTATTACAGATATGTCAGACACAGATGATGGTGGAGAGCCTTCCAAGGCAAAAAGTGATGAATCTAACACCTCCTCAAGCAAACCAAATTCATCCTCTCAATCATCATCTAAAAAATATGCAGCCATTATTAAAGCTCTACATGAAAAGACTGGAGCTTTTGAAGGATTTGATGAAGAAGAATTTGAAGATTCTCCTGAATCTTTCCTTGACTATTTAGATGAGTATGCAACAAAAAATGCTGAAGCTATGGCTTCAGACTATATTGAGAGAAACCTAACTCCACTTCAACAAAAGTTTGTTGATATGGTGGAGAATGGTATTTCTGAGGAATCAGCTACTCAAATTGTTAAAGGTTATAAATTAGCACAAGGTATTAATGAAGATGTATTAGTAGAAAACCCTGATAAAGCCAAACAATTATATGCTGAGTATCTTCGTTATACTACTACTTTCTCTGAAGAGAAAATTCAAAGAGAAGTACAAAAGAAAGAAGACCTAGGAACTTTAACAGATGATGCTTTAGAAAGTCTTCCTGAGTTTAAACAACTCCTAGCAAATGCTGAAAGAGAAGCTCAAGCTGAGTTAGCTCAGAATGAGTTTAAAAGAAGAGAGTTCCAAAAAAGACAAGCTGATGAGCTTAAGAACTATTTGGAAGGTACTGATGAAATTGCTGGAATTAAACTAAATAAAAAAATGAAGGACAACTGGATGAGAGAATACTCAATAGTTGAAACTCAAGATGGTAAAAAAGTCAACCCTATCTTGGCAACAAGAGATGTTGACCCTAATAAATTTGATGCTCTACTTAGACTATATCATACAATGGGACTATTTAAGTATGATGCCAGAAAGAGAGATTTTGTTCCTGATTTTACTGCTATTAAATCTCTAGGCAAAACTGAAGCTATTAATGAGCTTCACAGAGCTGTAGAATCTGATAATGTAAGGAGAAGAACTTCTGGCTATTCTTCAGATAGTGGAGTAGATATGGATGTAGAAAAAGAAGACCATAAAAAACGCTGGGCTGAATTAGCCAAAAAACTAGCACCTAAATAATCTTTAATTTAATAACTAAACCCTAAAACAAATGACTGAGTTATTTCCCTTAATTGCGAGGTACGGCCCTAAAACTTTTAATGGCCCCCTCAAAGTTCCCCACTTGGGAGAACTAGGCATGATTGAGCCTCAATTGGCTTCTGACATGTATCGTAGAATTTTCCAAACTCTACCTTCTGATGATTATGTGAACTTTATGAATGAGTTCCCTACTAGAGTTCTTGATACTGAGAACAAGTTTTACCATTGGAGAGTAGCTGGCAACAACAACAAAACTGTACAGCTTCTTGATTGGTCTGACTCTCTTGGTGCTAAGCCTGCTGCTGTAGGTCTTAATCAAGCTCGTTGGTATATGATTTTTGGAGAGAGATTCTTTGATTTGAATGACGTTATTGTAGGACACAATCCTGATGATTACTACGTTCAAGTTAAGAGTGTTGAAGAACAAGCTCCTAATCGTTGGAAATATGAAGTTTCTCTTATTACTGATGATCCACTAAACCGTTCAATGCCTGCCACTGAACTTAATATTGGTACTCGTTGGTCTAAAGAAACTAACTTCCAATCTGGAGAGCGTTCTATGAGTGGTACTCAAGCTCACTTTACTACTTTTGTAGAATTGAAAGCTCGTGCTGCCCTACAACGTATGAACTACAAAGTAGATGGTAACATTATTGCTGAAGGTAAAAACGTACCTCTAGCTTTTGGTTTTCCTGATCCTACTGATCCTAAGTCTACTAAGCCTTATACTGGAGCTTTTGTTAACTTCTATGATATGGTTGCTCTATATCAATTTAAGAAGCAACAAGCTCGTGCATTCTTGTTCTCTCACAAGAACTACACTCAAAATGAAATCTATTATGGTATTGATGACCGCAATGGTTGTACTATCCAGACTTTTGCTGGTATGTTCAAGCAAATTGCTAACACCAATATCCACCCCTACTCTACTCTAAACCTTGACAAAATTGTAGACATGACCATTGAAATGGGCTTGGCTTACAAAATGCAAGATGAGTATTATGTAGTAATTGAAACTGGTGCTTATGGTAAGAAAGATATTTCTCAATGGATTGAGAGTCGTTCTACCCAATACACTCCTAACTTTGTAACTGAAAGAGTACAAAAGAATGGTGATATGGGAAGCCAAGGCTTAACCTACCAAGGTGTATTTACCCAGTTTAAGTCTTACAATGGTGTAAACATCATGGTTAAGCACAGACCTTTCTTTGATGATGTAGAACGCTACAAAGAAAAGCATCCTTCTGGATATGGTCTTAATGCTTCTCGCCATATGTTAATCCGTGGTGGACACAAAATGGCTAATGGTGAGTTCTTGGGAGATCCTGGAATCCATCGTTTGACTGTTAAAGGTCTTGAAAATGGAGTATACAAGTATATTGCTGGTATGCGTGATCCATTCTCTCCATATACTAATAAAGTAAATACTGGCTCAGCAATGACTAGCAGCCCTGTTGATGCTTATGAAGTACATGGTATGGAGTGGACTGGTTGTGTTGTAGAAGACCCTACCAAAATCTTGTGGATGCCTTATAACATCTAATAGTTGTGGATATTTGTAAAAGTGGGGATAAAACCCCACTTTTGCATTATCACTTAAAAATATTGCTATGAGTAAACAACTAAGAAAAAAAACACAAGAAATGCCCCAAGAAGAAGTAATAACTTTGGCATCAATTGAATCTAAACCCAAGTATTCCTCACAGGATTTCTTGGCTAAAAAAGTTGTTAGAGTAGTTCCTATTGAAACTAGGACTTTTACTAACCAACAAATAGAACAATTGCCAGAAGGATTTATTCATGAAGGAATGGGAAGATCTCTAGAATTAAAGAGAGATAGAACTACTGGTGAGTTTTTACCTATTTTTGATAACATCGAAAATGTAATTACTCCTCAGTTTCCAGATGAGCCTATGACAGAACTAGAGTTCTTCAGTAAGATTACTGGATATGATTTATCTTTTTCTAAAGATAGTAAAAACTTTTGGTCTGGATGGATATCTGAAGGGCCAAACAACAGAGGTAAATTACCTTATTCTGTAAAGCTTCCAAAAGAAGGTTTGACATTAGATTTAAGTAATGCATGGGACAATATCACTTGGAGGGTTTTAAAAACCAATGATAGGTATATTGCTCCTTCATGGGAACTTAGAAATGCTAAGCCTACTTACTGGTTTGCTTTAGTAGATGAGAGAATTTCTGTAGACTTGAAGAAAGAAGAGATTAATCTTAAATTAAAAGCAACCGAAGAGTTTAACAAGATTAAAGATCATCGTGAAATCCTTATGGAGTTTATGATTATTAAAGATCCTAACAACATTATCTCTAAAACTGCATCTACAGATTTCTTATTTAATCTTGTGTATGAAGTAATGGAAACCAACCCTAAGCTATTCCTATCTATTGTTAATGATGAATATCGTGAAGATAAGATTCTTATTTTCAAAGCAGTAAGAGCAGGAGTACTTAAGAAAATCAGCACCAAATACTTTACTATGGGTGATGAACCACTAGGAGTATTAGGTGATGTTATTTCACTTATTAACAACCCTGAAAAGCTAGAATTCCGCAAGAAGCTAGAGTTTCAAGTAGAGAATTCTAATCTATGACAGCAAATGAAATGTGGCAATTAGTCTTAGTTGAGTATGAAAAACTCAACTCTGCTGGAGCCCCTGGTATACAGGGAGGTGAGGCTAATATCATATTGACTAATGCCCAGAATTATTTTGTTCATACTAGAATTACTGCTATCTTAAATTTGAAGAGGGAAGGGTTAGAAGAAACAGAAATCAGAATGCAGGGGTTATCACCATTGATAACCTCTGCTACTGTTTCAAGTTTTACTAATACCACAGATAACTTACCTAATGGTGTGTTTGCCACATTACCATTAGATTTTATGTACACTATTTTAGAAAGGTGTGTTATTGACCAGAATGATTGTGAAACTGGTGAACCTGCTGATTTACCTGTGTATGTTATATCTCATAATGAGTTTAACAGAAGCAGAAATAATCCATTCAAAAAACCCTATTTTAATCAAACTGAAGGTTTAGTATGGAGATTAGCATTTACTAGAACCAATACTGGATATAATTCTCAAACTACTACATCATCTAATGGGTACTCATTTATTACTGGTCAAACAGGCAAAAGGCATGAATTAATTACAGATGGAAATTTTAATATTGTAGATTACGATTTACGATATTTAAGACTTCCAAAACCTGTTAAAGTAGACTTAGTAAACTTCGTAACCCCTGTAAACATGCAGAATTGCGAGTTAGATGAATCTACTCACAGACCTATTGTGGACATAGCTGTTAAGATGATGAAAGAGTCATTAACACAGCCCTCTCAATCTTTACAACTAGATGCTCAACAAATTGAGTAACTTTTTTTGAAATAATTCGTATAACATATAAACTTTTAAAACTTAAAACGCAATGAAAACTTTCGCAAGAACTACTACGTTAACTTCTTCTCAAGTAAATGGCTTGGGAACTACTGCTATTATTGTAGTACCTGCTCCACAAGCTGGGTACGCTATTATCCCTCAAAGCCTTGTTCTAGTTAAAAAATCTGGAACTGCTGTTGGATCATCTGCTGGAGCTATTGGCATAGGCTATGATGGATCAAGTGCTCTTGTAATTTCTGTAGCTTCAACCCAAGCTGGAAATGTACTATCTACTGGTGCTGCTGCTAGTGCTTATACTACTGCTGTTAGTGCTGGTTCTGCTGGTGCTGGAGTATATTCTGGAAAAGCACTGGATATCTTTGCATCAGGTGCTGTGGCTTCTTTTGATGGCACTATACAAGTAACCGTACTTTTCAACATTGTTAAAATCTAATAAACTATAAACTTTAAATTTAGAAATCATGATTGCACAACCGCAAATTTTAGACAACTTTAAGTACTTTGCAGGAGCTGATGTAGCCAGAAGTGCTAGTGCTACTGCAGGAACTGTAGTTTCCCCTGGTATCCTAGCTGTAGGAGAAATTGTCATTACTGATCCTAGTAATGTAATTTTGAGTACTGCTACTGTTCTTACTGCCCCTGCTATTAAAGTAGTTATGGGCCGTGGAACTACTGAAAACCTGTGGGAATCACAGCTTTTCAATTTTAATGACATTGCTGCCTACACTGGTATTCCTTTTGCTTCTAAAGTTCAGCAAGTATCTTACTATGGCTACAATGCTGACACCAACACTGGTTCTTTTCAGCCTATTAACAACAACTACTACAGCCTTGTAATTTCTTTTTATGAGCTAGTATCTCAAGAAGCTTCTGCTTTGATGAACCCCATCATTGTAGATTTCCTTTCTGATGCTTCTGCTACTCAGCCTGAAGTAGTTAATGGTCTTTACAAAAATTTGGTAAGACAACTTTCTTACTGGACTCGTAGGCCTATTTTAGCTGAAATGGTATCTAGTGCTGCTTCTGCTGCATTAACAGGTACAGCTACAACATTAACATTTACTAAAGGTTCTCCTATTGTAACTCTTAATGGTACTGTAACTAACGTAGCGGTAGGTGAGTACTTAAGAGTATCTCCTGATGTAACTGTGAATGATTTGGATCCAGTTTACAGAGTAATTGCTATTAACTCTCCTACTTCTATTACATTAGAAACTCCTTATCAATCTGATAACTTTGCTGCTCCTGTTGCTCAAGTAGAAGTTATTACTGCTGCTTTAGTTGCTGCAGGTAATATGGGTATTCGTGTAACTGGTATTAACCAGCCTTTTATCCTAGATTCTCGCCCTTATGGATTGGTAACTTTCCAAATTGGTATTTCTGGTGGAGGTACTACCAACTTGAGCTACCAAGTAGGTGCTTTCATTGGACATGGTACTTATGAGCAAATGCGTACTTTAGAAGCTGCTTCTTGGAGAAACCAAGGACAGATCTTTGTATACACTGAGTTTCCTCCTACTACTGTGTTGACTGACTTGATTGCTGCTCAAAACCATTCTACTTTGGATTTGGTATTGCGTAAAGCTAATAGAGCTTTGACCAACACTGATTTTAGAGCACAACTTTGCTTAGCTTGTGCTTTAGATGGTAATACTGCTAATACTTTTAAGACTTCTTATACTGCTGGTGTTGGTACTGGTTGTGTAGATGTACTGGATGCTTATGTAACTGGCTTTACTAACCTAACTGCCCAATTGGGTAACCTGTAATCATAGCAATGCTACTAAAGGGGGTAGCCTATTTTTGGGCTACCCTTTTTCAGTAGTTTATGGAACTATTTTTTCAATAATCCGTAATATGATTACATATGGCACTAGAATTAAAGCTATCTCTTTGCTTTAAAGAGAAATGCAGTAAGCTTCAGATATCTGATGCTACTGGAGAATATGATGTAACCACTAATCCTACTGGATGGGGTGCACCTAATTTAGATTTAGCTGATGTAGATTCAGCTACTGTTGTTTTGACTCCTCCTGGAGGTTCTGCTATTAACTATGATGTAACAGCAGAAGTTCAGGGAGGTACTATTGTAGATGGTACTTTCTTATTAAAGCTTGTTGATAACATTACTTTAAATGATGGTATCTATACTGTTACCTATACTGTAGTTGATGAAGATACTGATACTGAGTACACTATTACAGTTAAATCTTTTTCTACATGTAAAGCTGATTGCTGTGTAGAGAAAATGAAAACCAAGTTTAAAGAAGAACTTTGTGGTTGCAACTGGGAAAACTTTTGGGACTACTATAAAAAAGCTGAAGCTCTTCTCTATGCTGCTAAATCAGCATTTGCTTGTGGTAAGGATGCCCAAGCTACTGACTTATTAACTCAAGTAAATAAAATTTGTAGCATTCAAAAGTGCTGCTGCTAAAATAATAATTATGTGCAACTGTTCATCTAATATATCAAATTGTAATTGTAATGACTGCTCAGTAATTACTATACCTAGTATAATAGGGCCAGAAGGAGATCCTGGAGTTAATGGTTTAAATGCAGGTAATGTTATTGACACAGAGATTATTTTTACTGCTGGGCCTGTACAAGGAGCTGTTAGAAGATATACTCCAGAAATTCTTATTACACCTAGTACTGAACTAACTAAAACAGATGATAGATTAAAAATCAGAGCAGTTTTTGCACTAACAAGTGAAGCTTCTCCTGCTTCTGGTGTATTAGGAGTGTATATTAATAGTACTGCCTCTATGGTTGGTGCCACAGCATTAGCTGAATTTAGTGGTACTATTCCTAATGGTAAGTATTTTTATATGGAGTTTTACTTTGATAGATATACTACTCAAAGATATCATGTAACAGGTACTGCAAAATTTTCCAATATTGCATCAGAAATAGGTCAAGGTCTATTTTTAGTTCCTACTGAGAGTAGTTATGTTATTCGCAGAATTAACCAATTAGTTACAGCTCCTACAGTATTAAATTCTCCTTTTTATATATTCTTAGGTTCTCAAAATTTAGGGTATATACTTCCTACTTTTTTCACTGTTGAATATATCTTAAGAAAATCATGACCGAAGAATGTAGAATAAAGTATATCCGGTATATACAATGTAAGTACTCTGATTTAGCTCAACAGCTAACTAACAAATACAAGCTAGGGAGAAAATGTCCTGAGCTTGAAACTAGAATGTTAGTAGTTAGAGAATATATTAAATCATTGTACTGCTACAATACTACATTAGAAGAAGGTCAAACCTTAGATGATATAAACTGCTTGACTGAAGATGAAATATGTAGTATTGTACATCATGCTATGGAATTAACAGAAGATTGTAATTGTTAAAAACTTAAAATAAAATGACACAAGGATTCTTAAATGGTAATCTTTTTAAAGCTAAAGAAACCATTGTAAATGATTATAAAGCATTCAGTTCTGCTACTATTACTGTTAGTGGTACTGTTCAATTGCTTGACTTAACTGGTGCTAAAGCTAATGCTAGAGCTGTACATATTTATGTAGACTCTACTGCTGCATCTAAAGCACTAAGGTACACCTATGATGGATCTCTTCCTTCTGCAGGTGTAGGTATTGCTAGAAAAGATAATGATGAGTTTATCATTACTGAATTTTCTAACCTACAAAAGTTTAGAGTAATTCAAGAGCTAGCAGCTACTACTACATTGTTTATCACCTATTTACAGTAAGGTCATGTCAAAGTATATTAATACAACTAGGCAAAGTGTATTTAAAAACACAGGAGCATCAGGAAGTGGTAGCTCTGTAGGAGGACTTTTTTCTCAAACTGGAGATAGTCCTAACAATGCTACTATTTTAGAAACTACTTTAATTGATGGTGGTGTAGGTTCTTTAACAGTACCTGCTAATGGTTTTACAGTAGGTGATTCTTTTTCAATAGTAATGGGTGGTAAAGTTAGTTGCAGTAATAATTCTCCAATTACTATTAGAATTAAAAGTGGGGCTGTTGTTTTAGCTACAACTGGCTTATTTTCATTACATCTAACTACTTTAAAAAACTGGGAGTTAGAAGTAACTTTTACTATTAGAGCTATTGGTGCTGCTGGTGTGGCATCTATTGCAACACATGGAGATTTTTTATATATAAGAGATTCTAGTTCTAATTTTGAAGGTATGACTTTTAGTTCTACTAACAACACTACCTTTGATACCACAATATCTAATACTCTAGATATTACTGGTCAATGGTCTACATTGAATGCTGCCAATGTATTATACTCAGAAATATTCACCTTATCTAAAATTTACTAAGATGAATCACTTGTTATATACATGGACTAGACCTGTTATTGAGTGGATACACTCTACTTTTATAGGAATTTTAGCTTATACTGTTGCATTTTTTGCACCAGTTGACAAGTATATTACTGCAATAGGATTTATTGTAGTTCTTGATATGGTAGTAGCTATTATAATTGCAATTAGACAGCCTGGAGGTATAAACAATATTGAAAGCAGAAAACTTTGGAGAACTGTTATTAAGTTCTGTGTTTATCCTATGGCTATCAAAGGAGCATATTTTATTGAAAATACTTTTAGTCCACATGTTCCTGCTGTACAGTTAGTATCAGCACTTATAGCTACTGCTGAAGTCAAATCACTTGATGAACATTGGGAAAAGCTTTTTGGTTATTCTATATTTAAGTCTGTAATTAACCTATTGACTACAAAGGGTATTAAGTAATGCAAGTATCTAGGGAAATACAAGTATATGTTGAAGAAACAATAAAAAGGTTTCTTAGAACCTCTATGCTTACTGTTACTAGAGAAGCACATACTCACCCTAATAAACCTCTACTAGATTCACTTATAAACTCTGGGCCTGGAACAAATTACCTAGCTGATGATGGCATTTATAAACCAGTATCAGGTGGTGGTGGAGGAGAATATATTGTAGGAGAAAGAAGAAATGATTGGGTTGCACCTTATTCATATTGTGGTACTGCTGCTGATGGTGCTTTAGAAAGTGATGCTGTATGGCAAATAGACAGAATACAAGTTACTAACACAGGAGATATTATAGTAATGTCTGCTAATAATGTAGCTTGGACTAATAGATATTCAGTTACATATACCAATAGCTACTTACCTTTACAAAAGAAAAATGATTGGAATGCACCATATAGTTATTGTGGGGTATCTCCAATAGGAGCATTTACTACAGATCCTATATGGCAAATTGACAGGCTACAAGTAAATAATAATGGCTCAGTAGTTGTTCTTAGTGCTAATAATGTAGCCTGGGATAATAGATATATAGTACCTTATACTTAATTGTTATGAACTACACAGAAGTTTTTAAAGAATCTCCTAATAAATCTAGAGTGCTACAACCTACTGGGATTGTATTACATCACTCTGCAGGTAATTTTGTGGGCTCAGAAGCTTGGATTTTATCTCCAAAAAGCAAGGTGTCATATCATTGTTTAGTAAACACTGATGGGAATAGAACTATATTAGTCCCTGATAATAAAAGAGCATGGCATGCTGGTGTATCTTCTTTTAAAGGTAAGCAACATTGTAATAACTTTCTGTTGGGTATAGCGGTAACTGGTAATACTAGTAAGCGTTTACTAAATGAAGATGAGATTAATAGTGTTGCTGAATGGTGTGTGGCCAAAATGAAACTTTACAACTTTGGGATTGACAGGATAACTACGCATAGAGAAATATGTCCAGGGAGAAAAGCTGATGTAGATCCGAGAGCTGAAAAAGCTATCAAAGAAATGATTCTGGAAATGTTAAATAATAATCATTGAAACTATGAATACTAATAAACCTATCGTTGTTGATGAAGTTACCTATGATAAGGTGGCGGCATCTTTATCATCAATGCCTCTATTCAGAGAAGAAGAAATTGGTCAAACTGTAGCAATTAGACTACAGTATTACACCCATGATGAAAATGGTAATGTAATTAGACCTGAAGACCCATCTCAATATGATGTACCTATTGTATATGGAGATGTAACTACTTCAGGTGATACAGATGCACTAACTGCCTTCGCCAAGATTACCGAGGCATTACAAGAGTACATTAACGCTAAAGGGCTTTAATTATGGCTAATTACAAGGCCGTAGCCAGCGGCAACTGGTCAAACTTGGCAACATGGCAAGATAATTCGACTGGAAGTTTTGTTGCATCTACAGTATTGCCGGGGGCGAGTGATGTTGTTTATTTCAACAACTTTACCGTGCAAATGGATGTTGATGTTACGGTTTCGCAGATTAATAACAACAGTACAACAGGGGTAACGGCTGGGGGTACTGGTGTTATTTCGACATCAAGAACGGTTAATGCAAATTTAATATTTACAAACTTTAGAACACTTATATCTATTACAGCGACTTCTACAAGTGTGGTAAATATTGTTGGAAATATACCCGGAACAGGGTCTGAGGCTGTTTGTACTTGTATAAACCAAAGTGGCAACTGTACATTAAATTTTGTTGGAAATATAACAGGCGGAGCCTTTTCTGGCGGAGGACAAAATCAAAATGTAACAGGTATAAATGTAGGCATTGGGGCTACGTTAAATTGTACAGGGGACATTGAAGGCGGGAAAAACACATCATCTACTGGCATAGGTACTAATAGAGCAATAGATGCAGGAACAAGTTCTATAATCAACGTTGTTGGCAATGTATCAAGTGGAACAGGAACAAGGTCTAATTCAGGAATTAGAAATCTGAATAATGCAACAATAAGCATTACAGGAAATATTTCAAATGTATCAGGAAATGACAAGTTATTGCCAAATTGCGGTATATTACTTGGGGACGGAACAATACCTTGCAATATAATTGGGAATGTTACAGCAAATTCAATAGGGCATGCAGTGTTTTCAAATACAAACCCAGTAAAACTAACAGGCAATCTAACTAACGGTACATCCGGTGATATGGCATTTAGAGGAGCAATATTGTATCTTGAATCGGCAAACCAATGGGAGTTTAGAAAAGAAAACTTAACAACAAATACTTTATATGCACCCGGAGTAGCAACTGGGTTCCCAGCTACTAATAACGTAAGAACAGGGATAACCTACGGCCCAACCAACAACCTGACTGGAACTTGTGCTGTGCCTCCTGCAGCAGCAGTAAGTATTGGTGTACCAGTAGATAATACAGTAGGTACAGGATATCTAAATGCTACAGATATCTGGAATGTACCACTAGCAAATATCACTACACCTAATAGCATAGGAGAAAGATTAAAAGCTGCATCTACAGTACAAAGTACAGGTGCTCAATTAGCAGCATTTTTACCTTAATACATAAATCATGGCAAAAGTAACTAAATCAAATTCACAGAAAGTATCCTTTGGAGCTAGAAAATCTGGCAAGGCTAAAAGGAAATTTGGGCCTAGGGAAGAAAGACCTAAAAAATATAATGGTCAAGGTAGGTAACTTATTTTGATTAACTTCGTATAACTATATAAACTATATAAAAAACTTAAATGGCTACTCAAATATCTAAAAAAATAACTTATAATGATCCTGCACCTAATTTAGCTAATAGTCTGTGAAAGCTTATTTTATTATTATGATAGTTGTCCTTCTTATAGCTGTTTCAGTAGCTTGTGGTTTATACATTCATGAAAATGTAAAAGTGAGTGATAGAGATCATAAAATTAAAAGCTATGAAGATTCTATAAGTGTTTACCAAAAGGAATTAAGAATGTTAAAGCTAGAAAAAGACAGCCTTAACATTTCTTTAGAAGCATCTTTAGAATCTTTAGAAGAAAAGAAAACCCAGATTAAAAACCTAAAAAAGAAACTTTATGCCAAAGCTGATTCTGTTAAGCATCTTTCTAATGATAAGTCAGTTGAGTATCTCTCAAAATTCTTATCCAAAAGAAGTAAAGCTGGGGAATGATACAGTAGTATGTATCACTTTTCCACAGCTTAAAAATATTATCTATGAAATAGAACTATCTGAGGGTAAAACTCAGATTATTGATTCTATGGAAGTAGCTCTTAATATCTGTGACACTTCATTAAGTTATTACCAAGCTGTTGTTAATAACTTAGAAAGCCAAAATATTAACTTAACTAATCAAATAGATAAGCATAAGAAAATCAACCATTTGCTAGTGCAAGAGAACATTGAATTAACTAAAAAAGTTAAAAGACATAGGTTCTGGACTAAAGTAGGTAGTATAGCAAGTGGAGTAATAATTACAGTCCTTACTGTTGTTATTGCCACAAATTAATGTAAATATTTGTAAACTTAAATCATTTGCTATGACTATAGAAGAAATCAAAAAACAATTAAGCCTCTATCCTAGTTACATTAGAAACTATGACCACAAAAGGTTTGCTACTAGATACAAGGTTAATCTAGAAGATGTAGTGGAAGCTGTTAAACAGATTAAAGAAGAATCTGCAGTAGCCCCTAACAATGATACAGCAGAGTTTAATTCTTTTTTAAGTACTAATAACTTAAAACTTAGTGATGTTAAGAAAGTAAAATTCTGGCAAAACTTTAAGGGAGAGAATAGATTTAGTGTTGATACTAAAAATGAATGGTACAGTAACCCTCAAGAACTGCTTGCAGAATTTAGAGATGTACTAGAGCAATATGAAATGCCTGTACACAAGCCTATCATTAAAAGGAATCATGGTGATAGTATAGCAGTTATTAACCTATATGATGCTCACATTGATAAGATAGTACTTATTGATGAAACTAACCCTTCAGGTTCTGTAGAAACCAATTGTGATATCTTTGAAGATGCTTTTGATAAACTACTTAGCCAAAGCTTAGTATATAATCCAGAGATGATTATATTCCCTGTAGGTAATGATTTCTTCAATGCTAATGATTCTCGCAATACTACATTAAAAGGTACTCCACAAGAGTCTAATCCATTTTGGAAAAAGAGTTTTATGGAAGGCTATAAAACTATTAGAAGGTGTATTGACAAAGCAGCTAACTACTGCAATGTATATGTAGTAATGGTTATGAGTAACCATGATGCTGATAAGCTTTTCTACTTAGGTCAAATGCTAAAAGCTACCTATGAAAAAGATGGTGCAGTATGTATTGATGATACTACTACATCTAGGAAGTATATCACTTATGGATCTAACCTATTAGGTTTTAGTCATGGAGATAAAGAAAAGAATTACATTAAAGACCTTCCTGCAACTATCATGATTGAAAACAAGAATATCATGCCAGAGGTTGATTACATTCATCATTTCTGTGGAGATGTTCACCACAAAGAAACATTTCAATCTAGAACATCACATGACTTAAGAGGATGTACTATTTCATTCCTAAGATGTTTATCTGATTTAGGAAGGTGGGAATATGAGCAAGGTTATGTTGGTGTACCTAAAACTGCTGAAAGTTATATCTTTACAAAAAATAAAGGACTAGCAGCTAATCTATTAGTACATATCTAATGAAATCACTAAACCAGCTTAGATTTGAATTGCTAGAACTTGTCAATCAGTATACTGATGACAGTAAGCTAGATTATCGTCTTATTGATGAGTTTATCATTAATAAGAGAGTTAAATGGTTTGAGAATACTTACAACAAGTTTAACAAAACCATTCCTAATATATATTATCAATCACTAAGCTGTGTTCCTGTACAATTAGTAGACCAAGCAGAATGTTGTGATACTGTCACTGACTGTCTGATTCTAAGAACTGTTAATAAGCTTCCCTCTTTCTTAAGCTTATCAGATGGTGAACTTGTTGATAAGGTATCTCCAGTAGGTATTATTGGGTTACCTTTCAATGTTATTACATACAGAAGAGCAGAATTCTTTGGCAATGGCAGATATAATTACAACGCTGTAGGTGCTTTTTTATATAATGGGTATATGTACTTTATCTCTAAAGATAAGGTACATTACCCTCTTATTGAGAAAGTAACTATTAGAGGCATCTTTAGAGATCCTAGAGATGCTGCTAAATTTATATCTTGTGAGAATAAACCTTGTTGGAATCCTGATATGGAGTTTCCATTAGAAGAAAGACTATGGGATTATTGTAAACAAGATATTCTAAATACAGACTTCAAGATTAAGTATTCTAATCCTGAAGATATAATGAATGATAATCAAGAAAATAGAATTGATCCAATACCTCCTGGTGGTGGAGGACAACCTAATCAACGATGACTAAGAGAGGCAAAGCTGTAATCAAGAAAGATTTTATCACAAAGGACATTTATAATTTTTATAAAGAGTCCAATGATAATCCTGTGCCTTATGAAACTTTTAGAGATTTTCTTTTTTCCTCTTCTATTAATAAAGGTGTTATTGAACAGATTGTTCATAAAGTGTTATACAGCTCTTATATCATATCTTTACCTAGATTAGGTGACTTATATGTAAAGAAGTATAAACCAAAGATTAAGTTCAAGCCTAATGGAGATCTTGATATTAGAAAGAGCCACATTAGGATTGATTGGGGTAATACCTTAAAGCTTTGGAGAAGTGATCCTGAAGCTAAAGAAGAAAAAAGAAAAGTGTATCACCTAAATAAACATTCTAAAGGTTACCTTTATAAGTTTATTTGGGACAAAAGAAAACAACTTTTACCAAATAAATCCGTATATAGATTTAAACCTGTTAGAAAAGTAGACAGAGAACTGTCTTATATTCTAAAAACTGGTTTAGATGTAGACTATTTTGAAATAAACTATTAAACTATGTCACACATTAGCGAATGTTACTACAACTCTAAAGTAGAAAAAACTGAGAAATCAGGAAACAAGATTACTCATATCTGTGCTTATGAGCTAAAAGATGGTGGGTATCTTGTATTTAAAGATGTCAGAGAAATGCCAGAAGATAAAGAGGAATACTACATGGGTGGTAAATCTATTGAAACTTTTGCACAAGCTTCTGACTCTATGCCTGAAGATATGATGATGGAAGAAAAATCCATGAACCTTAAAAGATTAGCTGAATTAGCTAGAAAATTAGTATAAAATGTATAATGGGCTATTAGTTTCATCTAGCTCTGTCATTGATAAAATGTACAGAGATTTTGCATGGGATTATACTTTACAGTATAACGATGTATTAGAATGGTTAGGGGAATCTTTAAGAGAACTTAAAGTCCCTTGCTTTTATGTTGATAAAGTTACAGATGGCAATAAAGATTTAGGCCATCAAGACTTTATACATATTGAAGATGGCAGAGGTAAATTACCCTGTGATTTATTTTCTATTACACAAACTGCGTGTGCTGTAGAAGTAGAGCCTAGTACTAGCAAAGCTATAGTATCTGGTGTAGTATATGTAGATTACAATACTGACCAGTCATGTACTATTGGTGATGGTAGTGGATTATGTAACTCTTTGGTTTGCTCTCAAGATATGTGCAATCATGAATGTGACCCAAAACAAAAGTGCTATACTTTCCTTCCTATGAGATGGGATACTAGCACTTTTTATAAAGCTTATCATGGGACTGACATTGACTTTAGAGTTAATTCAGACCTTACTTATACTGTTAATAACAACTATATCTTTACATCATTTAAGACTGGTAAAGTAGCTATGGCTTACAGAGCTGTACCTACAGATGAAAATAGTCTTCCTATGATTCCAGATAATCAATCTGTTATTAACTATGTTACTTGGTATATGGGTAATAAGATAGCTTTCCAGCTATACTTAACTGATAAATATACCAGAGATAAATATGAAGAGTTTAAAGGATATTTGTCTTTGTATTACCAAAAGGCTAAAAACGAAGGTAAAATGCCTAAGAGCTTAGATGAATGGGAATCTTATAAAAACCAAAGACTTAGAACAATTCCTAAGTTCTTTGAACATAAGAGATTCTTTGGTAATCTACAAAGACCTGAAGAAAGATATAACCATCCTAGAATTAGTACACTAGGAGGATTTAGTAGCAGACTAGCTTATTAATTATGCCAAGATTAACCAGTTCATATATTAAAGGTCTTAGCCAAGATTTGGCTATAGCTAAAAATGATAATGAGCATTTATACAATGCTTTAGATATTGATTTAATTACTGATACTGGTGAGTCTACTGGCATTATATCTAATCATAAAGGTAATAAGCTTCAGTTCTCAATACCTAATATTCAGCCATTATTCTCTATTAAGTTTACTCCTGTAGCTCCTATAGCTGCTACTACCTTAACTATTAATGGTACAGCAGTAGTTATAGCTTTATCATCTATATCAGATTCATTTGATATTTATTCTCAGATTATAGCTAATGTAACTATTGCTGCTGATATAGCTCTTGGAAGATATGGAGTGTACTATAATACACAAGAAGTACTTATTCAAGGTTATTCTTTAAACCCTAGTGTATCTGTAACTGCTGGTAATGACTTAACAGTTACTACTGTAGTAGCTGCTCAGACTAATTTATCTATTATTGGCTGGGGTACTTTAGAAGAAGAGATTATCTTACTAACTACTAGCAGAACTAATACTTCTGCTACACCTTCTAATACTGCAGGTCAAGTGTGGGTAATACAATATAATGATGCTACCAGTACAGTTGTAGGATTATCAGGCACATCATTAGTAGCTGCTACACATCTTAGGTACAACAACATACTAAACTTTTCACTAGCTAATGAAGTATATCGTGAAGCACTTGGTAGGAGAGAATCTTCTCTCCGTGGTACATTTTATTGGACTGATGATTATAACCATCCTCGTGCTCTTAATATCTATAATCCCCAATGTCCTGCTATTCCTGTGGGTCTTTTAGATTGGAAACCTTCTGTAGATATGAGCACACCTATCATAGAAAATGTTCTTGAAGGTGGTTTATTAGTAGTAGGTACTTATCAGTTTGCATATCAGCTTTATAGTAAAGATGGTGCTGTAACTGCATATAGTCCTACTAGTACATTAGTTCCTATTACAGATTCTAATCTTAATGGGCCTTATTTTGAATACCAAGGTGCACCTGTAGAAACTCCTTCAGGTAAATCTATAGCTATATCAATTAGCCATATAGATTTAAGGTATGATTTTATCAAGATAGTTTTAATTGAGTATTCAGTTGAAGATGTACCTATCATTAATTATGTCTATGATTTACCTATTGATGGTGAAACTATGGAGTTTGTAATTAGTGGTGGAGAAGATAAAATAGCTATATCAGTTGAAGAGTTTGTTAACCCTTTGATTTTCTTTGATAGAGTAAAAACATTCACTCAAAAGAAAAATAGATTATATCCAGCTAATACTAGAACTACCAGCTTTGAAGTTAATTATGATTCTAGAGCTTATAGATTTAATAGTTCTCAAGTTGCTAGATTATATTCTAGAAGTGGAGCTTTTGTAGATTATAATGCTACTGTACCTGCCCAACTAGCTAATTTATATGCTTTATCTGATAGTGCAGATGCTGTAAATGCTTATAATGATGAATCAGGACAAATCTATGGGTTACTGTCTACACAAGACTATGATGATTGGTTAACTAATTACCAATATAAGTATCAAACTAATGGTACTACAATAGGTGGTGAAGGCCCTAATGTATCTTACAAATTTACTTTCCATGACTTAAGAGGGGATAGCCAAATGGTTTATCCTTACTTAGACTCTACCACTTTTAACTTGAAGAACTACAATATGACAAATGCTCCATTTGTAGACAATTTAGTTACAAGTGCAGGTACTGTCAACTTTGGTACACCAGCTTTAGATGGATTTTATCACCCTGTACAAGGTTGGGGAGGATATAAAAATCCTCTTAAATCTACAATTTATGATGGATACTCTAGAGGAGAAGTTTATAGATTTGGTGTAGTATTTTACAATGACAAAGGGCAAGAGTCTTTTGTTAATTGGATAGCAGATATTAGAATTCCTGAGCCTTGGGAAGGTATTATAAGTGGTAGTGACTATGCAGATTTATCTAGTTATGAAGATGATGGCATTAGTGACAAAAGAATTGTAACTAGGTCTATGGGTGTTGAATTTACTTTTAACAATCTTCCTGCAAATATTACAGGCATTAGAATAGTTAGAGTACAAAGACAAAAGAAAGATAAAACTAGATTTGGAACTGGTGCTATATTTGGACTACTAGATAGTAGGGTACAACTAGCAGGTACAGGTGTTACTACTGATTGTTTGCATTTATTATCATTTAGTAATTCTGATACAAATGATGCAGTTCCTAATACTGATGAGATACCTTTACTATTTATTAATAATGATTTTAGCTTAGGAGAAACCTGGGCTGGAGGTACTGGAGCTGCACCTGCACATCATGGTGCTAATTCTGGAACAGCAGGAGCTATAGTATTAAGAGAAAACAACTTAGGTATAATTAAGTTTCCAGAATTTGATTTTGGAGAATATCAAGTAGGTGATGCTTCGCATGTTAAGTTAATTCAAAATTATATTTTTACTTCTAGTACTCTTGTTCCTGCAAACGCAGATACATATTATACTGGAGTATCTTCAGG